ACACATTGCTTTAGTTGTGGTAACACAGTAAGAGGAAGTAAAGATACATTTGAACAATCAGGACAAACTATGAAAAAGAAAGAGTTCAATCCAAGTTTTATTGAGTACCCTAATGGAATTAGAGGTATCAGCAAAGCGACACTAGAGAAATTTACATACGGAGTTACCAACGGTAAACACGTAACTTACTACTATAACACTGAGGGTGACATAGTCGCTGAGAAGTACAGAACAAAAGATAAAGAATTTGCTTGGGCTGGTAGTGCTAAAGAAGCAACACTGTTTGGACAAAACGTATTCCCACCAAGTGATAAAATAAAATTAATTATTACAGAAGGTGAAATAGATTGTTTAAGCGTAAGTGAGATACAAGGTAATAAGTATCCAGTTGTATCACTGCCTAACGGAGCAGCAAGTGCAAGAAGAGATGTGAAAGAGAATCACAAATACTTATCAAGTTTTAAAGAGCTAATCATAATGTTAGATCAAGATGAAGTTGGTAAGAAAGCCGCAATTGAGATACAAAGTATGTTCAAGACAGGTTATGCTAAGATTGCAAAATTACCAATGAAAGATGCTTCAGAGATGTTACAAGCAGGTAGAGGTAAGGAATTAGTATCAGCCATATTTCAAGCAGAGGCTAATGTACCTGAAGAGATATTGACAGGAACAAAATTAACAGAGTTAATTGATAAGATGGATAATGCTGAGAGTTTTGCCTATCCAAGTTTCTTACCAGACTACAACCATAAAATGGGTGGACTACACCTAGGTGAGCTTAATACAATAACTAGCTCTACTGGTGCAGGTAAATCTACATTTATGAGACAGTTACAATTACATTTCTTAGAGACTACAGATATGAACTCAGCAGTTATAATGTTGGAGGAAGATGTGAGGACAACAGTTGAAGGTCTTGTATCAGTTAAATTAGGTCAGCAATTACATCTAGATGATACTTCTAAAGATCAAGATATAGTAAGAAAAACTTGGAAAGATATAACTGAGGCTAAAGACGTTGATGGTAATTATAGGTTAAATGTTATTGATACTTTTGGTTCCATGGATACTACTAGGTTATATGATATGATACATTATATGGCTACAGTAAACGGTTGTAAGATTATCTATATTGATCACCTCAGTATGCTAGTTTCAGGCATGGATTTAAACATGGATGAGAGACGTACAGTAGACGGTATAATGACTAAGTTAAAATCGTTGACTCAGGAATTAAATATTGCTATATACCTTATAAGTCATCTAAATAATAATACAGCTTCCCACAAAAGTTTTGAGGAAGGTGCAATAGCAAATATCAATAATCTAAGGTCAAGTGGAGGCATAAAACAGCTTTCAAACTCGGTAACTTTACTTACTAGGAATCAACTAGCTGAGACTATCGAAGAGAGGAATACGACTAGAGTAACTGTACTAAAGAATAGACGTAGTGGTAACACTGGTAATTCTGATAGAATAAGGTATAGTAGTGAGTCTGGTATATTTACCTTAGTAGATGGTCATGATGAGACATTTGAAGATAAAGATTTAAGTTTTTAATATAGGGAGGTTTTATGGAAAAATGTTGTACTAAATGTGAAGAAGTAAAACCTTTTAATTTTTTCAGTAAATCAAAGGCTGGTAAATTTGGTTATATGTCTCAATGTAAAGCATGTAAGAAGATTTATAATCAACTAAATAAAGATAGAGACAAGCCTATAAAAAGAGCATGGAGACAGAATAATAAAGGAGCTGTGCTTTCACACAAAGCTAATGGTAGGGCTGTTAAGCTTCAAGCTACGCCTAGTTGGTTAACAGACTCTCAAAGAGAAGAAATTAAAGAAATTTATAAAAACTGTCCCGAGGGCTACCATGTTGACCACATAGTTCCTTTAAAGGGTAAGGCAGTTAGGGGTATGCATGTACCGTGGAATTTACAATATTTAACCGCTAGTGAGAACTTAAGTAAAGGTAACAGGTTATTACTTTAACTTAATAGTACAAAGGATGGTGATCGTGTATCTACTACTCTTAAATTAGAGTAATCAATTAAATTAATGGGAGTGAAATACCTCCCCTTTTAAAGGAGGCAAATGAAACAATTAGCAATTTTATATTCAGTAATAATTCTATCAGCAGTATTTTACGCAAATAATCAATTCAATGGGGCATACAGCAATGATAGTAATATTATTAAATATATAGCTAAACACGTTGTGTCCTACAATGTTATCAAACAAAATAATGATAGATTTGCCACAGGTTTTCATGTAAAACATAATGGTAAAGTATACATACTAACAAATAAACACGTATGTGATACAAATAGAGATATATATGATCATGACTATATACAGTTTGAAGATTATGTTGGTGAAGTTATAGATATAAGTACAGAGCATGATCTTTGTCTGGTGTCTAGTAACCGTAAAGATGGTCTAAGGCTATCAGATTTAGCACCAGAAGCATTAGATAAGGTCATACTTATTGGACACCCTAGAGGTCTAGGTAAGACAGTAAGGACAGGGCATTATGTAGATAAAGTAAGCATGTATGCTAGTTGGTTAGAAGGTTCTATCCATGAGGCATATAATATGTCATTCATTGCATATGGTGGTAACTCAGGTTCACCAGTTTGTAATGTATTTGGTGACGTTATAGGTGTACTGTTTGCAGGTTCACCTTCTTATCATACGGAAGCTATGGTAGTGCCTTTGGAATATGTAAGAGACTTTTTAAACAAACAATAAGGATAAAACATGAGACTATTATTCGACATAGAGAGTAATAATTATTTAGAACACATGACAGAAATTCACTGTCTTGTCACAATAGACGTTGATACAAACGAAGTAAGAAAGTTTAGACCCAGTGAAATAAAAGCTGGGCTTAAACACTTACAAGCCGCTAAGGTTCTTATTGGACATAATATAATTGACTTCGATATACGAGGTATTAAGAAACTGTACCCTAGATGGAAAACAAATGCCTATCTATATGATACACTAATTGCTGCTAAGATTGCATATCCTGACATTAAGGATCGTGATTTCAAACAGCTTAGATCAGTCATGAATAAGGCACCACTAGAGCGTACAGAGATTGAAACTAAACGCATGAGGAACATAGGTAAACATAGCTTAGAGGCTTATGGGTTACGTATGGGGCTTCACAAAGGAGACTTTGGTAAAGAGATTGGTTTTGAGACTTACTCAGAAGATATGCTTGCATACTGTGTAAGAGATGTAGAGGTAAACGCTAAACTGTTTCATAAATTAGAAGCAGAGAACATTAGTCAAGAAGCACTTGATATGGAGTTTAGAACACAAGAGATTTGTTTAGAACAGTCTGAGAAAGGTTTTAACTTTGACCACAACAAGGCACTAATACTAGAGCAACAACTAATATTCAGAAGAGAAGAATTAGCAGAGCTTATTAGTGAAGACCTTGGTGGTGACTTCATAATGAATCTTGGTATCAAGGTACCTAAGAGGACAACACAATACAAAGAAGTACTACGTGGTAAATATACCAAGGGTGCTGCTTATTCTAAACTAAAGTTGAAACAGTTTAATCCTAATTCCAGATCTGACCTAGCTACTAGATTAGTGTCTAGATGTGGTTGGAAGCCAAAGGAATTTGGTAAGGATGGTAAACCTACACTTAGTGAAGAAATATTAGACACTTTGAAATACCCAGTGACAACTTATATCTCTGAATATCTTATGATAGACAAGAGACTAGGTATGTTAGCTAATGGTCATGGTGCATGGTTAAAGTTATATAATGAAGACACTCAAGCAATACATGGGCGAGTGAATACGTTAGGAGCTGCGACCTCTAGATGCTCTCATATGAAGCCTAACTTAGCACAGATACCAGCGGTTAGATCACCGTGGGGTAAAGAGTGCAGGACGCTATTTAAGGCTCCTGAAGGTATGAAATTATTTGGTACCGATGCATCAGGACTTGAGTTAAGAATGTTAGCACATTATATGTGGGCATTTGACGATGGTGAGTATGCAGATACAGTACTTAATGGTGATATACACACAGTTAATCAGAATGCAGCAGGTCTTGATAGTAGAGATACTGCAAAAACTTTTATATATGCTAAGATCTATGGATCTGGTATTAAC